ATTTTGACAAGGCCGGTAAGAAGACCAACGCCAAGATTTGGGCGGGCACGACGATCCGACTCCCTGTGGAGGAGGCGAAATTGCTGGTCTCCAAGAAGATCGCAGAACGGGCCGATGCCATCGCTGCCTGACCCGTCGCGAATCCCGGATGAAGCCTGGGAATTCGAGAAGTTCTCAGATGACGGCCTGAGACGGCATTACGTCTACTGGATCGACAAGGAAAAGGGCCTCGGCTTTCGCAAGACCGAGAACCTTGTCGAGGAAGAGTTGCTGGCTCGCAACCGTGACAGCCTGAACGACTCTTACGGCAAGCGGTTCCGAGACGATGCGATCGGTACGAAGATGGCGAGTATCCCTCTCAATATTTTCTACCGCGACTTCGCAGCGCGCCTGAAGGACGGCGACGCCGATTTCGTGAAGTGGTGGCTCAATCACGAGCATAACCGTCCCTATCGCACCTTTAGAGGCAAGGTTTAATGGCAATTGCCAACTATACAGACCTTGTTGCCGCGATTGCGGAATGGCTGGCACGGGACGACCTCACCGCGCGCATTCCTGATTTCGTGACGCTCGCGGAAGCCAAGTTCAATCGCCTCCTTGAGCATCCGCGCATGGAAACCCGCGCCACGCTCACTGTCGATACTGGCGCAACGGACCCTGAATTTCTCGATTTGCCGACCGACTTTCAGACCATGCGCAGCGCTCGTCTCAGTGGCGTTACCGGCAAGCCGCGTCTTGAGTTCATGACGCAGACGCAGATGGACGACTATCGCTACAGCATCGACAATGTGAGCGATCAGCCGGTCTACTTCTCGGTCACTGGCGATCAGATTGAGCTGGCCCCGACGCCGAACGAGGATTACGACGTTCAGATCGTCTACCGCGCCAATATCCCGGCGTTGACGGCGAGCAACACCACAAACTGGCTGCTGACGTTGGCGCCGGACCTCTATCTTTACGGCTCCTTGCTCGAAGCCTCGCCGTACATCCAGAACGATGACCGGCTTGCGATCTGGGGTACAGCGCTTCAGCAGGTGCTTGAGCAACTGAACAATCACGGCGATCGGCAGAGCTTCAATTCCGGGCCGTCCACCATTACGCTGCCTGGGGTCGTCCCCTGATGCCGCTTCTTCCGTTCGGCGAATGGAAGCCCGATACCAGCGATTACGAGAGCCGCACGCAGGCGCACGACATCCAGAACGTGCTGCCACGGGCGGATGGCTATGGGCCGTTCCCAGACTTCGCCGTGCTGTCCCAAGCGCTTCCTGATACATGCCGAGGCGGGTTCTACGCGCTTAAATCGGACGGGTCGGTTGCGATCTTTGCCGGCACCAGCGATCGGCTATACCTCGCCAACAATACCGACTATTCGTGGACTCCGGTATCAAAGCCGGCGACTGTGACGATATCGAATGCAAGCCCAGGCGTTGTTACGCTGACTTCGCACGGATTCGCGGCCAACGATCCAGTCGTATTCTCGACTACGGGATCATTGCCGACCGGGCTAACTGCCGGAACGAAGTATTACGTCAAGACGGTCTTGACTGCCGACACGTTCACGGTTGCGGCGACGGCGGGCGGAACGGCGATCAACACCTCATCGGCCGGTTCTGGCACGCACTCGGTAACGTGGCTGTATTCGTCGCTGTCAAGTGATGCACAGTGGCAATTCGCTCAGTTTGGTAGTCTCGTGTTTGCAACCCAGAAGAACGCGGTTCTTCAGGTCTATAACCTTGCGTCCTCGACGGCTTTTGCCGACAACTCCGGCTCACCGCCGCAGGCGTCATATATCTCTGTCGTCGGTCGCTTCCTGGTTCTGTCGGGCCTGTTGTCCAATCCCTACCGTATCCAGTGGTCGGCTCTTAACGACACCACGGGTTGGACCTCGGGCGTTGACTCGTCAGACTACCAGGATTTCCCGGACGGCGGCATTGTTCGCGGTGTTGCCGGCGGCGAATTCGGGACGGTCTTTCAGGACCAAGCCATCCGGCGAATGTCCTACATTCCCGGCTCGGATGTTATATTCCAGATCGAGCGCATCGCGCAGGATCAGGGCCTGTTTGCACCTTACAGCATCGTTCGCGCTGGCATCTATACGTTCTTTCACTCGGCGCAAGGCTTCTTCAAGATCGCCCCTGGTGGTCTTCCTGAACCGATTGGACGCGAGCGGGTTGACCGCACGTTCTTTGATGACCTCGATAAGACGGACCTGAAGCTGTTTGCCGGCGCATCAGATCCAAGATCGACGCGGGCATTCTGGGCATACAAATCGACCTCCGGCGTATCCGGCCTTTACGACAAGATCATCGCTTTTGATTACGTTCTTGATCGCTGGTCGCAGATTTCCATGTCGGGCGAATACCTGCTTGGCATGTCCCAGCCGGGCATTACGCTTGAGAATCTGGATTCTATCTCGTCGTCAATCGACGCCCTGGGCGCTTCGCTGGACAGTTTCGCGGTCTCGACGCAGCCGCTGATTGCTCAGTTCTCCAGCGAGCACAAGATGGGCTTTTTCTCAGGCGCCAATCTTGAGGCGACGCTTGAAACGGCAGAGCAGGGCGGGGATCACGAAAGGATCAAGGTTATAGGCTTTCGGCCTGTGACCGACGCCGCATCATTCTATGGCTCGTGCTCTTACCGCGAGACAGTGCAGGAAACTCCGACCTCTACCCTGGAGATCGCGCGCAATACCAGAACCGGGCGTTGCGACATGCGACGCTCGACGCGGTATTCTCGGTTCAAGGTACGTATTCCGGCGTCAACAGCATGGTCCTATGCGGCTGGCGTTGTCCCTGACGTTGTGGCGGACGGCAAGCTCTGATGGTTTACGCGCCGGGCACCCTAGAGACCGACCCGAAGAAGCAGAACATGGCGCTGCAACAGCAGGCCAGTGCGATCAAGACGGCGACAACCGATATTGCGACCAATACGGCTGACATTGCATCGCTCCAGGCAGCATCGAGCGACTATGTAGTTGGGCCTGCATCCGCGACAAATAATGGCTTTGCCGTTTTTGATGGCGCGACAGGCAAACTAATAAAGAACCATGCCGCAACAGTTGCGCTCGGCTCTGAGGTCTCGGGGACGCTTCCCGTGGCTAACGGTGGAACAAACTATACTGGCGGCGCGTGGACAGCGTGGACGCCGACAGTAACTCCAACGAGCGGTTCTTTCACAACCGTTAGCGCGTCTGGATCGTATCTCTCGATCGGAAAGATCGTGTTCTTCTCCGTCTCGATTACACTCACAAACATCGGGACGGGGACAGGGAAGGTCAATCTTCCACTCCCTGTTGGGAACGCGGCGCAAAACTTCGTGCTGCCGTGCATCGAAGTCGGCGCCACGGGGAAAACAGGAACGCTGCGGGGCGTCTCTGGCAGTGGCACCGGCGTGATTCAAGCTTACGACAACTCGACATCGTTGATGGTCAACGGATACGTGATTGTCGTTTCTGGCTCCTATGAATCGACCTGAGTTAGTCTGCGTTGATCCTGCGCGTATCGATGAAATCTGGCCGCATGTGCGGGACAAGATCAGGGCTGCGGTCTACCGCACGGGGTTGAGCAACTTCGAGGACATCGAGAGCGATGTTCTGACCGGATTACAACTCGTCTGGCTTGCGTGGGACGGCAAGGACATCCTGGCGGCGGCGACCACGCAGCTTGTGAAGCCTCATGACAAGGTTTGTGTTTTGACTGCGTGCTCCGGGCATGACCGGGACAAGTGGCTGCCTCTGTTCTCTCGCATCGAGCAATACGCGAAGGATGAGGGCTGCCAGAAAATGAGAATTTACGGCCGAAGAGGCTGGGAACGAGTGCTCGACGGATACACGGCTGAGCATGTGATTTTGGAGAAGCCTCTGTGAGCATTCACACGTTGCGAGAGACCCGCGGGCTTCGCGGCATTACCATGCGCTATGAAGATGGCGGCAAGGTGCAGGTTTACAAGATCGGAGACAAGGAAGTCCGCCTTGGCCCGACCGCGACGCATAATGAGATCGTCGCTGCTTTCAAGGAGCCTGAATAATGGGCGGAACGTCGAAATCAACGACCACGCAGAACAGCACAACGGCTCCGTGGGAGCCGGCTCAAGGTGCCCTTACCGGAATTCTGGGCCAGCTCAATAGCTTCCTGCCGCAGACCGGCATTACCGGCGCGCAGACGAACGCGCTCAACACGATTGAGCAGAACGGCGCCTCGACCGGTCAGTATGCGCCTGCGATTCAGGATTACGTCAAGTCGCTGCTCGGC